AGGGGGTAAAACAAACTTTAAAAACGGTTTATTAGGCGAGAGATACACTACTTCAACTGGTTCGGGTATAACCGGTATCCATGCCCACCAAATTATCCTTGATGACCCTATGAGTCCTGCGATTGCATCTTCATTGGTTGAACGTGAAAGGGCTAATAAATGGGTAAGTGAGACAATATCAAGCCGAAAGGTGTCAAATGACTTTAGCGTAGTTATTATCGTAATGCAGAGGCTGCATGAGCAAGATACAACGGGGTATATTTTAGCAAAGCCAACACTAAAGACAAAGCACATTTGCATACCAGCGGAATTGAGTAGCGACATTAAACCAGCCGAATTAGCGGCCAATTATGTAGATGGTTTATTTGACCACATACGCCGCAACCGTGAATCACTACAAGCCACCAAAGAAGATTTGGGCAGTTGTGGGTATGCAGGTCAGATGATGCAGCGACCTTCTCCTTTGGATGGCGGGTTGATTAAAAAAGATTGGTTTACTATCATTCCATTAGCACAAGTACATCAAAACCTTACAACTCATTTCCAATTAGACCCCGCCTATACCGCAAAGCAATCAAACGACCCTACTGGTGCAATGGCTTATAAGACCGATGGAACAAATGTCTACATAATCCATTCTACTAGCGTATGGAAAGAATTTCCTCAACTTTGCCAATGGCTACCTGAATGGGTTAATTTGTACGGATATACGAATCAGTCAAAAATAAGGGTAGAGCCTAAGGCGTCTGGTAAATCCATTGTCCAACAAATCAAACAAACAACTGGTTTAAATATCATTGAAGATGAAGCACCGAAGGACGACAAGATTACAAGGGTTAATGCAGTAAGCCCGAAGATTGAAGCGGGGAGGGTATTTTTAGTTCAAGGTAATTGGAATGATGCGTTCCTAAATCAATGTGCATCGTTCCCAAATGGGCTGCATGATGACGAGGTGGATTGTATGACTGCAATAATATCAAATGAGTTAAACAAGCAGACAAGGAGGGCAATAGTAGCGTAATACTCTAACTGTAATACATTTTATAAAAAAATACCCTCCTATAATTTGAATAACTTCGGTTAAAATTATATAAATGGCTCGTAAGCTAAGTTTCATTCAGCGAATGGCAATAAAGGCATTGGGGTTAAACAGCCTTCCTAATTTCAATTACTTAAATCAGTTAGTTGGCGGGACAACTGCCTTTGACGGTCAGAATTTAGATAGTGCTGTAAGAGATGGATATGCAGGTAATGGAACCGTTTACTCAATCATTCGTTTGATTGCTGATAAAGTAAAGGAGCCAGCTTGGGGTGAATACAAAGTGGTTGATGCAAATGCGTACAAAGAATATCAGGCGGCTGTTAGGGCTATTAAGTCAGATGCAACTGCAATGGTGCTACGTGAGGTTAAGGATATGCGTGAACGGTCATTACAACCAGTTAGAGTAGGCGGTAAGATAACAGAACTAGTAAAGAAACCTAATCCAGTTGACAGTTGGAGAAATATTATCGATAATTGGGCGGTGTATAAACTATCTACTGGCAATAGCTACCTATATGCAAACATTTTGGACATGGGTGCAAATAAGGGCAAACCGCAAGAGTTATGGATAATGCCTAGCCAATGGATGCAGATAATCATAAATATCAATAACTTTCCTTTAAGACCTATTGGATATAGGCTGCAATATGGTGATGCAAAGGTGTTTCTGAAAAACCAAATCCTGCATGATAAATATCCAAATCCTAGATGGTCAACTACTGGCGAACACTTGATAGGGTTGTCACCATTAGAAGCAGGTCACAAGGAACTAAGCAGAGATAATAAGGGAAAGGTAAGGGCAGTTAGTAGTTATGAGCATGGCGGCCCTCCAGGTATTGTTTCAATTGATGCTGGTCCGAATGCCGATGAGGCATTTCTTCAGCAACAAGTTAATGCTTTAAAAGCAAGAATGGCAGAATATGAAAGCGAGTACAATGCCAATAAACCTGCATTTAGCGGTTATCCTGCAAAGTGGACACAATTAGGATTAAGCCCAGTTGATTTGGCGTTAAGTGAATTAGAAGGGTACAATGTAGATGCATTGTGTAATCTGTATAGTGTTCCTAGTATCCTACTAAATAGACAAGGAGCTGGAACTTATAATAACTGGCTGGAAGCTAGAAAACAGTTAGTAACTGATTGCGTGTTGCCGTTGTTAACGGATATTCGTGACAGCTTTAACCGTATGTGTGAAACAGAATGGAATATGGGCGATACGGTATTGGATTTCGATATGAGTTGCTTTAAAGAACTAGAAGCAGACAGACAGAAGCAAGTGCAATGGTTAAATACTGCATGGTGGTTGCCACCACAGATGAAATATGACCTGATGGGTTTAGATGTTCCTGATTATATTCCTAAAGAAGATTTGCAGCAAATTGTTATACCATCTGGTCTTAGCATATTTGATCCTGCGAATATCAATTTACCACCCGAGTTGAATCCTTACGCAAAATAATGTATAAAAAATACAAAGAGATTTATTGGCAGTTGGCATTAAAGTATGAGCCGATTGTATTGGCTGCTTTGCGTGGGCAACTAAAAGACTTTGCGGATGATATTGAATCAAATACAAATGCTTATCCGTGGAATATAACAGATGGCGGCATAACACAAGTATTGATTGATATACACAGCGAATCAGGTGTATTATGGGCAAAGGAGACAAAGCGAGATTTACAACGGCAAGGGGTAAAGTTCCCAGAGAAGAAGTCGTTTGATGTTACAGACTCAGATTTCTTTGAATGGGTAGTAGACTATTTCAAGACTTATTTACTGGATAAATCTGTTATTGATATTACCAATACAACTAGGAAAGAGATTTTGCTACTAATGGAACAGGCAATAGAAAACGGTTGGGGTGCAGAGAAGTTGGCGCGTGAAATAAGAAATAGCGGAATAGCAATAATCAGGGCTAGAGCCATAGCAAGAACAGAAGTCGGCAGGGCTATGAATACTGGTGCCATGATTGCTGCTGTAAGTGGCAATTCAGCAACTAGAAAGAAATGGGTAAGCGCAAGGGATAACCGTACCAGACGATTAAACCGTGATGAGTTCGACCATTTAAGTATGGATGGCGTATTTGCTGAATATGACGAACCTTTTGTTGTACCTGGAAAGAATGGCAATGAGGCAATTGATTATCCGCAAAGTCCAACTGGCAGTGCAGGAAACGTTATCAATTGTAGATGTATGAATACTTTTAAGGTTGTTAGAGACCAAGCAGGGAATATTCTTACGCCAGAACAACATAATCCTTCTATAGTTAACAATGGATTTTATAAGACTGTTAATAAACCTAGAGTAATACAAATACAGTAATACAAACTATACACAGATAGATTTGTTCGATTTTATAATTTTATACAAACAATCAAAAAATGGTAGTTGGAAAGGTAGAACATAAGGCGATAGACGGCGGAGTAACGGACATTGACGAATCAAAAAAGAAAGTCGTTATTGCTATTGCCTCAATTGGAGATGTTGACCGTGACAATGATATTTTTCAAGAAGGTTGTTTTGATAGAACCATCCGTGAACGTGGCCCTAATGGCACTAAGGAAATATGGCATTTGTTAGACCATGAAGATAGTATCAGAGATGGTGCATTAGGTAAACCATCTGAAATATTTGTTAAAGACAATAAGTTGGTATTTGTAAGTGAGTACCGTGATAGTTTTAACTGGAGAGAAATTGCATGGCCAATGTATAAAGCAGGCGATATAAATCAGCATAGTGCTGGATTTACTACTTTAAAGTCACGCTGGCAAGATGCAGAGCAAAAGGTTAGAATCATTGAAGAAGTAGCTTTATGGGAGGGTAGCAGTGTGTTGTGGGGTGCTAATCCAAATACGCCTACGCAAGATGTGATTAAAGCATGGATTGATAGCAAGAAGAAAAAAATGTCTATTCCAGACAGATTGCTTAAGCTATCAAAGCAAATTAAGGATGGCGATTTCAAAGGAGAGAATCATTCTTTATTAGAACTAGAGTTAAAGTACCTAGAGAATAGTTTTTACGAATTGCAGGAAAAGGTGAATCAGTCTATTGGGAACAATAATGATACCGCCGAAATGCTATTACAAAAACAAATGACCGAGGTGCTATCTAACATAAACAACCAAATTAGTAAAAAATAAAACTGATAAAAATGGAACTTGTTGAACAGGTTAAGAAGTTCGGTGAAAATATTGAAACGATCAAAGGTATCGCTTCAAAAGCGGGTGCCGATGCCGCAGAAGTAAAGGCTGCCCTTAGCGGCATTGAAGCCAAGTTAAATGATATTACTACTCCTGAAATGTTAGCAGAGCAGAAAGCAGCTTTGCAATCACAGATTGATGAGTTGGTAATTAAAATGAAAGAGGCTGGTAAAGAAACTAAGTCTAATTTGCGTTCATTCGATACTGCATTTGCAGAGGCGTATGAGGCGAAGAAGGCTGAAATTGATGAGATTGTTGCAAAAGGTGGTAAGCAGTCTGGGCCTTTATTGTTTGAAGTGAAAGACGCTGTTACTATGGGTATTGATAATACCATTGGCGCAGGTGCTACTCATTTCACTTTAACCGCTAATACCGGCATTATCAGCACTATCAGAAAGAGAGTGTTGCGCTACCTTGCAAATGTAAGTGTTGGCTTTATGAGCCCACTCAAGCCATATGCAATGTGGATTGAAGAAACAGACGAGCAGGGCGTTCCTATCTTCATCGGAGAAGGTGACACTAAGACTCAATTGTCTGTTAAGTACGTAGAGAAAGAAATGAAGGCTAAGAAGATAGCAGTTCACGGTAAAGTAACTACCGAGATGCTTCGATACTTGCCACAGCTTATCAGCTACATTCAAAACAATTTGATGAAGCGTTTGGACATCAAAACCGAAGACCAATTATTCAATGGTGATGGATTAGGCGATAACCTAAAAGGTGCTTTTGAATATGCAGCCGATTTCACTGGTAGTGATTTAGCTGGTGCAGTTGACACGCCAAATGTTTACGATGTTATCCGTGCAGTTGCGTTACAGTGCGAGAACGCCTTTGGTATGCCAAATGGGATCTTTGTGAATCCTAGTAAGGTTGCTGAAATGGATTTGAGTAAAGACCAAGAAGGAAGATATTTGTTGCCTCCTTTTGTTACCTCTGCTGGTAAGCAAATTAGCGGTATGCAGATTATCCCTACCAATGCATTAACTGGCGATCAGTTCTTAGGTGGTGATTTAAGCGTGTTGAATGTGTTCTTCACTCAAAACATGACTGTGCAAGTTGGATTGGATGGTAACGACTTCACTACTAACAAGAAGACCATTCTTGTAGAGCAGGAGTTGGTTCAGTTCGTAAGTGCAAACGATACTCAAGTATTGATTGCAGGTGATTTCACAACCGCTAAAGCAGCATTAGCTAAGGCTTAATCATGGGAAAGAAAAGAAATAAGGATTCAGGGCAGTTAGATGCTGCCCTGATTACTACCGAACAGTTGGATGTTGCGCAAGTGCAGCACGATGCTATTTCGGTAAAAGACCTACCAAAAAGTAAGTGGCACATAGTTATTGGAACTGGAAAGTCACTACTTGCCGAAGGGGCTGAATACAAGGTAGGTGCAAATCTTGCTGTAATATTAATTAACAAACAGGCGGCAACGCTTAAAAACTAAAAAATGAAAAAACTATTCTTATTCTTATTGGTTGCGTCATTCGCTATTGGTGCCAATGCGCAGGTAGGTACTTTAAAGTCTGTTTACATCCTAAACAGCGATACAGTTACCAACACTGGAACTAAGTACTTGTATTTAGCTTCTCCTATTTCTGGTTATCAGAAAGCGGTATCTGTTAACGTAAATCTTACCAAAATTTCTGGCACCGTTGCAGGGTCAGTAACATTGGAGGCTTCTTTGGATGGCGTAAATTATTATAATGCTTTTTTAGGTACTGATAGCACTTATTCTTTCAGTCCTACCGATGTAGCCTCTCAATCATACCGATTTAAGTTGAATGATTTTAGAGACAGATTCCTTCGAGTCAAATACACTGGTGCAGGAACTATGTCAGCTATTATTGCAGGTAAATATCTGTATTAATACGCTATTCTATCATCAAATTACCGTAAGGGGGTCATTACGGCTCCCTTATTTGTTTAAACATGGAATATCCAAAAAAGCCACACAAGAAAAAGAAGGAATATGGAACTAAACAACCTGCTAACGCGTTACGACCGAAAGCCGAGTATCAAAGGGGCAAGAAATTACGTGATTGACCATTCGTTCTCAGATGACTCGGCAATAGAACCAGTGACGGCTTCGCAACAGAAAGCGTATAGCAGGATTACAAATACTGCACAAGATTCCATCATTGAGATAATGATTCGTTCTGCAAGGCAGGCTATTGAGAAGTACACTAATCTATCTTTGATTCAAAGGACAGTTGATGTAGTATTCACTACTCCGTGCGGCAATTACGAACTTCCGTGGGGGCCGATTCGTGGGGCCGTTTCATTTAAAGATAAAGATGGCAACACGATTGACAATGTCGAATTAGTTGGACTTGATTTTAAGACAATTACTAACCCATTAACTTACGGCACAAGGGCAACCTTTGAGGCTGGATATGTCACAGTTCCATCCGATTTGGTTATCGCTATAATGGATCAAGTGGATTTTATGTACGAACACAGAGGCTCAAATGTTGAAATGGGTACTATTTGCCCGAAAGCAATTGCTATTTGTCAAAGATGGACTAGAAACCCAATAATCGGATAAGATGAGAGTAATCGGAAGAAATAACACGGTTGACACTGGTAAATTGCGTGATTTGGTAGACTATCAAACGGCAGTACAGACAAGTGACGGTGAGGGTGGATTTACAAAGTCATGGACAACAAAAAAGCAGGTCTATGCAAAGATTATACCTATGCGAGATACTAGGGTGCTAGAGGCAGCGCAGGTCACTTTTAATGCAGGATATGTATTCCGTGTAAGATACGACAGTGAAATAGTTTGCCCTGGCAGATTTGTATTTGAAGGAAATCTGTACACGATTCATGCGGTTGAGAATATTGACTCATTGGATAGATACATGAATGTAACTTGTTATACACACGAATAATGAAAGGACTATCATTCTCAATAAAAGGCGTTGACAAGATTATCGACAAGTATTTGGACGATAAGCAGATTATTGAAAAGATAGACCAAGAGTTAGATGCATTTGTGTTGGAAGTAAATGAGGAACAGGTTGAGCGAGTGACAAAGAATAAGGCGGTAGACACTGGAACATTAAGGAGAGGAAATAAGTTCAATATTAAGTTGAAGCTACTTCAGAAACTTATTTACAACGATGTGGAATATGCTCCGTTTATTGAGTTTGGTACTGGCGAAACGGTTGTAATACCGAAAGGGCTAGAAACAATAGCGGAACAATTCAAAGGGAAAGGTATCAGAAAGATTAACCTACCTGCAAGGCCGTTTTTCTTTGCACCATTTAGGGAAAAAACGCCTGAATTAATGAAACGGTTGAAAGCACTGGTTATGAATGGTAAAAAATAGCGAATAATGAAAGACCCGATAAAAGAAATGACACCCGCTTACTACACGTTACTTACGAGTCAGTATATTTTGATGGGTGAAAAGTCATGTGTAGACCTACCTGATTTGTGCGGAAAGATGACTTCCGTTCAAATGGTAGTTGAAGTGGTTGTCAAAGGAACTGGAACGCTAGGGAAACAAGCTAGGGCATTAGCAGACAAGGTAATAGACAAGATAAACCGCAATAGTACCATAAGCCTAACCAACTTTCAAGTGTGTACTACCAGATTAGTGTTACGAAATTCATTGGTCGGTGAACTGGTTAATCAGGACAAAATATTCAGAATAATAATTAGATTTGAACATAAAGTATCAGAACTTTAAAACCACCATTAGCGGTGCTAATCGCTATACATAACAATGTCAGAAACAAAAGTAAAAGCAAACGACAGTCTGCTACTTATTGACGCAACAAGCGGGGGCACTTTTAAGTCAGTTGCTTGTTTGACAGAGCACAGTTTATCATCATCTTTGACAGAGATTGATGCATCTTCTATGTGCGGGAATGAGTACGTTCCAGGCGATAAATTCGACGACACCATTACAGGTAGCGGATTCGCAATTAAAGAAAGCGGCACACCTGCAAAGGAAAGCTACGATCAATTAAAGGCGTTGTACGATGCTAAAACAATCTTTCCCGCAATTATCGGTAAGGCTACAAGAGTAGCAGGTGACAAGTACTTGCAAGAGAATGTGTTTATCAGTTCTTTGAATCAAACCACTACTTACGATGATGTAGTAAAGTTTGATATTACCCTAAGAGTTGTAACACCTCCAATCGACTTAAAAACTACTCCTGCATAATGTACTTACTCAAAGGAAAAATAAAACTACAGTTCGGCATTTGGTCGATGCGTAAATTGTCAGAGCGCAGAGGGCACGAGAATATAGACGCTATGTTCAATGAATTAGTGACTATGATTAAAGGCAAAGAGGCGACTATTGACTTTATGACCGAACTGGTAAAGGACATTTTATGGGCGGCTCACCTTCACGCGACTGATGTAGATGCAACCGATAAGGAGATTTACAATTGGGTTGATGAATGCGGAGGCATTATGGCATTAGGTAGCCCAGAATTTATTGGGCTATTTAGTTACATAGCGAAGTCTATTTCTGTTAATGTTACCCAACTAGAGAATGAAGAACTACCTAAGCCGAGCAATAAAAAAAAAGCGGCCAAACGTGGGACGACATAGCAGTTAGATGTATTGAGATTGGCATAAGGTATGATTACTTCTTTGGTAAGGAAATAACATGGCGGGAGTACCTTATAAACTCGCTGGCATACGAGCAGCAGCAGTTAAGGGAGGACATACGAGCAAGGCAGATTTATTATATGATTTACCGTATGGGAACCAGCGATAAAGTGCCATTTGAACCGCGTAAATTATGGCCGCTACCGATTGATGAGGCACCTGATCGTGGTAGAGATGTAACCGAGGACGAACTTAAAAGAACATTAGCTTTATATGGCGGAGGAGAAATTAAAAATACAGATTGATGCTGATGCCAGTAAAGCGGCGGCGGAGTTACAACTTATGCGCAATAATTTGGCTAAGTTTGAATCCGCATTAAAAAGAGCATCCGACCCGTCAGAGGTAAATTATTTAAACAGAAGCATCGGTCTTTTAAAGACGCAAATTGCAACTACTACCCAATCAATGGGTACTATGGGTAATGCCGTAAAAGGTAACACCCAAGCATGGTTAAATTGGGGCAGGGTTATTCAAGATGCTCCATATGGATTAAACGGTATAGCCAACAACTTAACACAAGTTATCCCGTCTGTAGGGGCTTTAGGATTAGCCTTTTCTGGTGTTATTGCTGCCATGACATTCGCACAAATAGGATTTGGCAATTGGACTAGAGGATTAACAGGTGCAACAGACGAGGCGAAAGACGCAATGGGTAAATTGCGTGAATCGGCTGCAAAGGAATTAGTAGCCTTTCAGCAATTAACAATGGTGGCGTCAAATGCCAATATACCATTACAACAGAGAAAACAAGCTGTAGACGAACTACAGAGTAAATATTCAGCATATTTAGGCAATCTATCTGAAGAAAGTATTTTAGCTGGAAATATAGGGAATGCTTACGAAAAAGTATCTGCTGCATTAAAGGCTAAGATAGCTTTACAGGCTGCGGAAGAAAAGGTAATTCCAGTAATTAAGCAGCAACTAGCCATTGGCGAAGAACTAGCCAATCAGCAAAAGATTATTGCATCCGTTGCTGGTCTTACAGCTAAAGATTTTGAGGAAGCGCAAAAATTCGCAACAGCAACAGGTAAAATAAACCCATTAAAGGGATTACAAGCAGAGGCGATTGGGGCATCAAAAAGAATACCCGAATTAACTAGAGAATACAAGGCACTAGAGGCACAGATTAAGAATATGTTTACCTCTATGCAGCCATTTATTCAGGCTTCTAATGGCTTGAACTTTGAGCCTGAAAAAGAAAAGAAAGCCATCTTTGATATTGTCAAATTCCGTCAGAAAATGGCGGGTCAGTTTGCCGAATCATTATTAGGTACTCCAGAGGTTCAAGCACCAAAAGAAAAGCAACAGAAGATGCAATCGGGATTGCCTACTAGTTTCGATCAATGGCAA